TTTATATAATCAAACGCTTCTTCAAAATCAATAGTGTATTCTATTAATCTATCATTAACAGATGTTTTAAATTGTATAGATGATTTTTTTACTTTTACTGGTATAACTTCATCAGCACCACTAACTTTATTTATTCGCTCATACCATACGTACTCACTTAATAAAAGTTCTTCAAAGAAATTATTAGCACCTTGTGGATAGTAACCACTACTTAAAGTAAATGTTTGTTTAGCAGTTGTGTTAAATGTTTTATTAGGTGCATCAGAAATAGAATAAGTAGCTGGATTGTTTGTAGTTGGATATGTTAATATATTTGCTTTGTAGTTTTCGTTTTGTCTTGCAAGTGTTTTAGTTTCTTTTAAGAAAAACCATAAATCTTGCTGCACACCATAACGATTAATAAATATTATTTTTTTACCACTTCCATATTTAGTACATTCTATTCGTTTTATAGTTGATGGATATGTACCACCTATTGCAGTTGAACCTTGTGCAAAACTAATTACTTGTATAGAGTTTGCAATAGTTTCTGGTACTTTACCAGTAAAAGCAGTAACACCAGGAATACTTTTTGGATAGTATAATTGTACTTCGTTTGTATCTGGGTTTTTAGAAATTAAATAATTAGCAGTTGGTAGTGTTGGGTTTGTGTTTTCTTCATAATATCCGTAACCCTCAAAACCTGTATCTACAAATGTAGTTACTAAACCAACTACTGAACCAGTAGCATTTAAACCACTATAATTTGTTAGTGTTGTAGTTATTGCTATTTCTTGTGGTACGTATGTTGAATCATAATATATACTTAAATAATCTCTTGCAAGTTCCGATATATCAAAGTTTACAGTTGTACTTTTTCTTACATTTTTTATTAATGAATATCTTGAAATACTATCAATAGTAATTTCACATAGTGTTGATGCTACACCACTAACTGGTATTTCTTTATATTTAAACTGTGGACTGCGTAAAGCTAATCTTGACATATCTTATTTTTTTGCTGCTAATACTATTGCATATTCTACATCTACTGCAAATGCTTCTTGTAATTCTTGTGGTAACTTTTCAAAACCCATTTCAAATGATTTGGTAAAAAACATAGTTGCCTTAATTCCTTTTTTCTTTATACTATCAGCTAATATATAACCCATAGTTTTATATGATCCAAACCTACCCTTTTTATCTCTTGGTTGTAAACCTCTAAACTTTGCCCAATTTGAAAATATACCAGTATTGTATTCTAACCCTCTTAAATTACTGCTTGGCTTATAACTAAACGGACTGTTTTTATTTTCAATGTAATTACTATTAACACCCTTAACACCCCTATCTTGAAATTCCCCATAGTCTTGCATCATAAAATCAATGATAAAACCATCATCAGCTTTTACAAAATCATACTTTAAAGAATTATATAATTCACTTGTATAGTTTTGGTCTTTTTTAGTTAGTCTTGTTTTTGACTGCTGGATAACATAATCAGAAAATGATTTTAATGCTTTTTGTGTATAGATAGTTTTCATCAGCAGATAGTTATATCATTGTATATTAATATTTCTATTCCACAAGACCACCCAGCTAACATATTTTCAAACCTATCATAAAAAGGTTCTAATGATGGGTTACCCTCTAACTGATACATATCAGTATGCAGTTGCCCTTTTCTTAAATTTTGAATCAGTTTGTTTAATACGCTTAACTGCGTGTTTAAAATATCTTGTTCATTGTTGTTACCTACGAATCTATCAAGTGTTTCTGTTTTGCTTTGATCCACAATATCACAAGCAATTACTGTAATGTTAAATCTTAATACTTGTTCTTCTGCTACTACGTTGTTTACTATGATATGACCTAAAGGGAATATATCTTGTTTGTTTAAATTCAATTTAGAAACATCACCAGTTGAAACAGTATTGATATTTGTATCTGCAAGTAGTTGTTCTTTTATTGTTTCTGTTAATTGATAAAAACCTCTTATACCTTGATTCATCTTTTGAATTTACTTTTAATTTGTTTTGATTCTATTTCGTTTTTTTCTTTTACAAATGACAACATCATAAAACATTTATGTACTTCTAATTTGGTGATATCTTCAAGTCTTGTAATATCCCCATTAGCGAGTGTGTATACTGACTGATACCATCCCCATTTTCTGCTAAAATTTGCTGATGCGTTAAGTTCGTTTCCACCCCCAGTTCCGAATAGTTCAGAATAGTTTTCGATAAGTCTATCCCTAAATTCCACAAAAAAAAAATTGATGATAAGACTGCATCCATTGGCATAGCTAATAAATTAGCACTTGTATCAACATTGTATTCTTTTATTGAATACCTATCTTTTAATTTGTTTTCTATTGGTCTGTATAATACATTCATTGTCTTTTCCATATTTTCCCAATCTGCAATATAAGTATCTACATCAATATATTCACCTAATGTTAATTCATCTAATTGTGGGTGAAACCCATATTCAACACTATCAATTTTAAATCGTTGTACCAGCTTTGGTTTTTGCTCAAACAATAAATTGATCTTGTTTGTAATTTTATCAAAGTCTGACATCTTCAAACGCATCACGTTTTTAAGTTCAATATCACAAAATATTTCAATAGCTTTAGCATTTAAAAAATGTGATTCTTCTGTTTGCTTTTGGATATTTAGAAACCTTTTGTATTGCCCTAAAGTAATATCAGATAACTTTGTTGGTATTTCAATATTAATATTCATATCTATATAACGTTTTTATTTAACTATTTTATAGTAGTAAATATAATAAAAAAAAAGCAGCCATTTCTGACTGCCCTTTCCTTTCATAAAAAAAACTAACTACTAAATCATACTTGCTTCAAAACAAGTTCCAGAACATACACCTTTATCGGTTTGCATTGCAGCACCACATTCGCTGCATTCATATTCTGCTTGTTCGTGTGGGTTTAAAAAATCATCCCAACTCATATATTAAAAAGTACTGATGCTAATGTTCTACCTACAAAGTAGCACAATGCGAATATTAAAAAATACTTTGTTAACTTCTTAAAAATCTTTGCTGCTTTTCCAGCATTACTTGGTTTGTCTGTTTTCATTTTGTTATGTTTTTAATTTGTACTATGTCTACCGTTCCATATTTTCTATGTACGTTTCTTAAATATACTTCAGCACAATCAATTTGTTCTTGATCATTAGAATATAAATAAGTTTTCAATTGCTCGTTTATTTCTGTTAGTTCTGTTTGCATAGGTGCAATATATAAAATATTATTTAATTAACAAAATTGTTAAGAAACATAATAAGTTCCCCTATTAGGGTTTTGTAATTGGTATGAAACACTATAACGTATTGCATCTATAATATGATTAAATTTATCTTGTGGTGTTTTGCTTTTCTTTTCTAACCAAGAATAGTTGTTTAGTTCTTTAATTAAGTTGATACTGTTTTCTTCTATTACTAAATCATAATCTTGTAATAAAGATATTCCATAGGTTATAGATCCAGCACCTTTAATTGATGCAACAACATTACACCCCTTTGCTTTTATTTCGTGAATCAATCTTGGTTCAGCACTATCACCAACTATTAAATTGTTTTTAGCGTGTTTTAAGTTCAGTTCAGCTATTTGTGATGTAGTAAGTCCTTTTAAGTAAAAACATTCCTTTAAATAGATTATTTTGTTTGTAGTATCTATATTGGTTTCTACTAAAGTATTTTCATCATTTGCAAAACCATAATCTTGACCAAAGACTGAAACACCTACTTTTTTAAATTCACCTATTGACCAGTTAGTAAATATTACACCCTCAGCTTTTTCTAACCAACCACCTAACATTTGATGCTTGTATTTATTCGGTCTGCGTATTTTAATGCTTTCTATCTGCTCTAAATAACTTTTTGATAGGTTTTCTACATTATCTAAATAAGTAGTGTGTATGTACGTTGTATTGCCTTTTGTGGTGTTGCTACCAGCTTGTACTCCTTTATCTTGAAAGAATCGGTTGTATATCCAATGTTCTTTTGTAACTGGGTTTAATATAAGTATAACCCTATTTTTGTTTTTTAGGTTTCTAACTGATAAGTCTATTTTATCAAATATGTTTTCATCTGCAAGTTCTTCTGCTTCATCCATTACCCAAGTAGATATATTTGTAAGTGATTTTAAGTTTGCAGTTTGATCACCACTTGATGTTTTGATACCCTTGAATATTATCTTGCTACCAGATAGCTTAT